TACCTCTCCATCATTCCCAATCCATTCACGAATAGATTTTACCAGATCCAATGGATTATAACAAGGAATATTACAAGACCATCCTGTTCCGATACCTGCTGTACATCCGTTTACGAGAATCATAGGAATAATAGGAACATAATATTCTGGTTGTACAAGATCTCCGTCATCGTTAACAGGTGTTAGAAGAGGGTCATCTTCCGCCCTAAAGATGTATTCTGTCATTCCTTCCATCTTGGTGAAAATATAACGAGCACTTGCAGCATCTTTTCCTCCTTCTAATCGAGTACCAAATCCACCATCTGGATACAGAAGAGGAATGTTATTTGTACCAGGAAATCCCGAAGCCATATTAATAATAGTATCTTGTAGATTTTGCTCACCATGATGGTAGTTAGAATGTTCTGCAGTATAACCACTAAGTTGTGCTACTTTCAAAGAACTCCCAGAATACTTAAGGTTTCTTTTCCTAACAGCATAAAGAATCTTTCTTTGTGATTCTTTTAACCCATCAATACCACTGGGAATACTTCTGGAACAATCAGCATGTGAAAATTTAATCATTTCACCATTCAAGAAATTAGATAATGTCATTTGTGAGATATTATCTTGGTCATCTAATGAAAACGATTGTTCGTGAGGAGAATAATCCTCTAACCAAGTTTTGCGTGTATCAGCGTATTTCTTATGAAAAACTTTATTCATATTGGCTGCGCTATGGTTATCTGTAACATACTCAATCATTTTAAGTCCAAAGGTATCTGGTACATCTTCTTCTCGAGTTGTACCAAGACCTTTATAATACTTAGCATTTACTTTTTTGGTTTGTTCACTAAGATATTTATTGAATCTATTTTCATCATAAAACAAAAGATCATCTTTTTTAGGAATAAATACCCTTGCAATAGGAGTTTTCATTCCAATAAGATAAGATTCTTTACGATCAAGTAGACTTGGAAATAATGAATGAATAAGATTCATAATTAATCCTTCGATATGTATACCATCACAATTAGAAGTAATAATTTGACCAATTCCAGGGTTGAGCTTGTGATTTTCTGTTTCTACATCATAATAATATTTATGATCATAATTAACAACTTCGATTGATTTTATACGGTTAGGATCATTTCTTCTAAATGTATTGGAATAATGAATTGTATATACATCATCACACGAATGTTTTTTATGAATATTATAACTATACCCTAAATTTTCTAAAATAAAACACATCCCTTGAGCTCCAAGTTGTCCGAGTATATCAAAACCACAGGCATTTTTAGTTTTCGCTAATGCTCTAAAACCATCACCATCGTAATATCCTTTTAAGAAATTGTCTTTAATTTTATTAGTTGAATTTAAAATACAGTATGGAACTTTTTTATTCTTTCTAATATTTTTATCATAAAACATATTCCTCCATAGTTTAATATGCTCTTCTACAGTTTTTCCCCCATTTAATAATATTCTGTAAGAATCCTGGTTATTTGTAGAAGCTTTTCTTGTTTGTATAATATTATATGAATGAGTTGGATAAGTCTTTTCTAAAATATTTTTACATTTTTCTAATAGTTTAATATCGCAATTATCAATATGCCAACTATAGTTTGTTCTATATAAAATTTCTTTATCACATTTTGATACTCTTTTATTATTCTTTTTTGCATTCTCTAACCTTTGAAAAGTTAATTTTAATTTTTTCTTTTCATAAGGACTTTTTTCTTTCATCATCAACTCGTTAATTGTATTCTCGTGATGAACTACCCATTTTTCCCATCTTTTTCTACTTCTTGTAGTATTATTCTTTGTAGTAGTATCTCTATCTTTTTCAAATGTATATATATCACAGGAACCTTCTGCAAAGAAAAACCCAAATAACCACGCTTCTTCTTCTGAAATATTATTTTCACTCTCAATATTTATTGGAGAACATAAACTATTTTCATACTCTACACACTCTAACAATTCTTCATTACTTTTTTTACTTTTTTGATACACTTGTAATTGTTTTGCTGTTTCATATAAATTATTAGTATTAACAGGAGTTTGTTTTCGAGTTCTTAATACAATATCTCCAACTTTCAAGTCTTTTGCTAACACTTTTTTAGTTTTATTAACATAAATTGGATGATCTTCAGAACATTTAACATAACCACTTGGTGTATTTATTGATAATGTCTTTTTATCAACTATTTTTCTTTTAACCGCTAATAATTTAGTCCAACCATTAGAAGACCAAATTTCTGTATCATCAACAAGACAACTATCAGTTTCCCATTTATCATTCAAAGAAGATATCGATACTATATCAATTACATTATTTTTCTTTATAATTACTGGAGTATCATAAGTAAAACAGTCAGCATCAGCTACTACAATTACCTTGCCATAAGAAAGAGTTTTAAAATTCTCTTCTACTGTATAATCAAGACCATGTCTTAGACCAGTTGTTTGAATAAAAGATACAATTACTTTATTGTCTGCGATGGAGCTAGGTGTAGCATTACGAACATTAAGAAGTTTACCTGTCACTGGTAAAACACCAAACCAATCACGACCTTTTTTACCATAAACACCCGTATTAATACCAGCTACTACATATGTTTTAGCAGATAAACCCTCGCAAACAAAAAGACTACATTCAGATGAATTTTTACCACCAGCATTATTTGCGGGATCAAGACCATCAACTTTTACATTTTTCTTTTTACCTTTTTCAGATTTCTTAAGAACTAGCATTTCTTTTGAACGAATAATATCTTCAATATTATCCATTACAGACCATTTACTAATAGCATTAATTTGTGTATTTTTAACTTGAGCCGGTACTTGTGGTGATTCTAATTTATTTTTGTCTTGTCCGTCAAATTCAGGTCTTACTACAGTAGATACAACGAAAAGTCTAAAAAATTGTTTAACATCAGTAATATTAATCTTTGGAGTTTTGGCTTTTGTTTTCTTATCTTTTCCATTAAATTTATCAACGATAGGTCTAAAAATCTCCTCAGACCAAGCATCAACATGTTGTCCTCCTAACCTTGTATAAACACCATTAACAAAAGAAATAACTTGGAAAGAAGGTGCTGGTGTAAGTAAAACTTCCGATGTTGGTGTCTTAATATAAATTTTTTCATCTGTAGGACAATCATAAAATTGGGAATATTGGGTCAATGTTTTGATTGGGATAAGTTCGTCATTTAAGTAAACTTTTACTTTAGAAAGCATTGCAGAATCAATAACATGTCTTGTATAAAGTTCTACAATATCTTTAGTATATTTTTCTAACCCAAAATGCTTAAAATCTGGTATCCAAGAAACTTTAGTATACCCTTTTCCTTTCTTCTTTTTAACTATAGGATCAGCTACATCTCTCATATTATTAGTCCAAGTTTGCGAAAAACTTTTTCCTTCGTTAGGATCAATACCTTCAACGGTAAAAGTTGTAGAAAAGATATTACATAATTTTATGCCAAGTCCATTACGTCCGGCAACTATACGTTCTTCTTCATCATCATAATTAGAACCGGTGAGAAGTTGTCCAAAAATCATTGTGTGATTGTAAACACCCTCGTCGGGATCCATCTCAATTGGAACAACATCTCCGTCATTCCAGATAGAAGTTTCACCAGTTTCTTGATTAAGTGTTACTTTAATAGTTGTGCAAGGGGTTTTTGTCTTTTTGCTTCTTTCTACGTTATCAATCGCATTAGATAATGCTTCTATAAAAATCCTTAAGATAGCAGGTGATGATTTAATTTCTTTATTAGTAATAACATAGTTATCATCTTTTTGTTCAGCAACATATTCTTCTATTTTACGTAAACGTGTAGACCCCACATACATATCTGGACGATCTAAACAATGTGAAATAGGATCTTTCTTTTGATATTTCTTAGTTGGATTTTTAACAGGCATTTTAATTTATTCTAAAAAGTTTTCCTTTTAGAATCAATTTTATTTTACAGAAAATGTATAATTCCACCAGCTATAGATATTACGACCCCTATTGCGATTGTTAGTTCTAAAATTTTCGTACCATAATTTCGTCCATATTTTTTAGTCGCAATACCCGCTGGTATCCAAGTTAAACCTGGTGACATTATTCCAATACCACATAATATTAAAGAAGTTCCTATTATTCTATTTTTCCGTGTTTTACACTGTTTTGGATCTTTTTTACAGTCTTTTTTAATCTCTAATATAATATGTAATATTAGCAATATTATAATTAAAGCAATAAATGATATTCTGATCAAACTAATACCCATTTATTGATCCTTTATAAAATTAATTATAAATCCAATAAAACAGTATAAAAAGATTCATCACCTATTTTATATCCTACTAATTTTGGGGTATCATTTGTAACATTACCTTTATTATGCATTACATAGGCAGTTATATCTTTAGAATTTTTATATGAATACAATAAAAATGTTTGGTCTATATTATCTGTTTCATCTATTTTTGGATCTCCTCCTATATTGTATCCATCATCTTTCCATACATTGGCTATATTGAGTGCTTTTTGTAAACTAGTTGTATTTTGAGCTAAATATATTTTATCAGAAATTAGTTCGTTTTTAAAGAAATAAGGTTTTAACATCATATTTTCTTGAATACTATTATATAATTTATAATTTAACTTTTGTTCATTAATCCATTTTTCCAATGCGTTTTCACCTTGTACTATTACTTGAAATTGATATTGATCAAAATCAGTTAAATCTACATAATATTCTTCTATACTAAGATTTTTATGGTAATTTAATAATTTGTTTCGTTGACGACTAAATAATTTAAGACTGTACACAATTCTTTTTAAACTTTCCTCTGATTTAAGAACAATTTTATTATCTTTCATTACACCACTTTTCATATCAAAAAACTTGCTTACATATCCATATTCAAAATCAGGTATTACTACAGTAAATTTATCTATAAATTCAGCAATAGTATCCAATGATATGGTTTTATTCTGATCGAATAAATATTTTGAATATAACCAATATACATATGATAATATATATCTTGCTAATTTTTTATATTTATTATAGTTTTCTAATTCCGACACATTATTTTCTGGATAATTAATACCTAATTTATTTTGGTTATTACCAATCATTGTAGGAACAGTATCTACAATAGGTATTGATACTTTTACGTTTCCTAATTTTCCATTAAAAGTTTTAGCATAATCTTCAATAATATCTTGATTTTCTAAAGTTATACCAAGTTCTTCTACTAATTTTTTAGCAAAATCTTGACTAACTCTTACAATTTCCCAAGAATTACTTTCTGGATAGCTTAATGGTTGTAACGGAGATGTTAATATGGTAGATAATTTACCCAAATATTTAACATTTAATATTCTGGTTTTTCCATAAGAATCTATTCCTTGTGAAATAATTTCTATTTTATTGGAACTATTAATTGGGAAAATTGTTTCTTTTATTTCAGATGTTAGAGTGTAAGATAACCTCATATTTTCGAAAATACTCATTATATCTTTACTAACTTTTTTACTTTGATTAAATGTATATTCATCTGGTGGACGAGGAACAATATTTGTATCTTTAGATCTAATAATTAATTCGCATCTGGGTTCTGAAGCTTTATCTGATGGGCTACCCATATGTTGGTATATAAATATACAAGGATAATCATTTTTTGTTTTGTAATATGCCTTTAAAAACCGAGGTAATTTAAGTTGGGCATTAATAGCCATATTTTTCCTATTGAAAATAAAAATATTACATTTAAATTCATTTTCCAGCAAATTAATGAAATACTGTGGGTCAAAATATTTATTCGTATCTTTAATAATGTTAATAATTTCTTCTGTAGTAAAGTCATACATTTCTTGTTTACATAACGCAGCTGATACAGAATTAGCTAATTGTTTTCGTGTTTGTTTTAATATTTTATCCCATTGTTCTTCTGTTGCATTTATTATATCTTTATCGGTTGTAATAGCTGCTATAATACATTCCAAAAAGCTACTTTTTGTGTTAGAAACTCCTTTTCTAATAAAATTGTAGTTATCACGTATATCTATCATATCAAATAACTCTTTAATATTATCAGGTAAAAATCCGTAAAAATTGTGTGGTAAAAATTTATTAGTAATAATATAATTTTGTTGTTTTTTTCCTTCTTTATCTTTTAATGGTTCTCCCTTGTAATATTGTGCATATATATTACCTTTAATTTTTGTATGATCTTTCTGGTAACAACATGGTAAATATGGAATTTTATCTTTATTAGATAAAGGATTATCTCTTAATCCTGGATATGGTTTATCTTTATAAGTACAAATGTAATTACGGGGTAATATCCCCTCATCTTCCACTTTTGGATATGTCATAACCTGTCTTCCTTTTATTTTTTCATCTTCTACATCTTCATCAGGAATAATAGTTGGTGGTGAAGGGCAAAATTTAGTATACCCAGGTAAAAATAACTCTGGTTCAATATCTTTTAAACGTAATTCAGGTATATTTTCTATTTCTTTTCTATATATTTCTTTCCCAAAGTCGGGTATAAATTTTTTATAATATTCAAAAATTTGTGTATATTTACTGTAATATATATTTAAAATTTTTCCAAATAGATCTTGAAATAATAGAACAGATTCCTGGTTAGAAGAATAACTTATTTTAACTCTAATATATTTTGAACCATATTTAAATAGATCCGTAATATCTTTACCCCTAAGAACAGGATCACCACGTTCAGAAATTTTTTCTGTTACATTAGCAGATATTTTACCAATCATATTATTAAAGAAATGAATATACAAACTATTCTTGCTTTTAGTAGCTTTATCGTGTTCATCTATTGATAACATAGACGAAAAAAGTATATCATTCATTATTAGGTCTGATAATATGTAGTTATTTAATTCTGATTTAGGAAAGTAAAACACTCCTTTCGCTGTACTTTCTTCTACCTTATCAATTTTTAGGTCCGTAGAACTTGGGAATATTTCCATAATGGATTCTATAAACATTTCTCGTGAAAGATTTTGTTTACCAACCTGCAATTCCATTTCAAATACCATAAAATTAGTTTCTTCATCAATACTAATAACCACATCGGTATAATTTTCGCTTTTAACATTTTGGCTAATATTAATTAATTGGTATACTTTAAGAATAATAGTATTTTCTAAATATATATCCCATTCTGGAACTGGTAGATAATCTTTTAGTATTTTGTAAAACCCGTTAAAACTCGCAAATGGTACCCTAATGTTTAATTGTATTAGATTAAATACTTCTATAATTGATATATTTTTTATATCTACAATTATTTTAAATTTTGTACTTTCTAACTCAAAATTAGTGTAGGGTATTGATTCGGTTTCTTCAAATAAGCTATTTTGTTTTATATTTTTAACATTATCTGCATTGTTTTGATTTATTTTTTTTAAAATATTTTCTTTAATTATTACCCTCTCTTCCCATATTTTTTCCAAATTTATGGCATTTGTATCAAAATAATTTTCTGTTTTAAGTTCTTCTTGTATCAATAAAAATCCTGCACCAAGCATTCCTTCTTTATCCATGGCTATTAGAGAGTTATTGAATACTAAAAAAGGTACAAAAATATCAGAGTATAAATTTAAACCAAGTTGGTTTATTTTATTTTCTAAATCTAAATTTTTAATAAAAGTGCTAAACTCCAAAACATTATTTGTTCTAATTTTGTTTAATAAATCTGTTACAGTAATATCCTCTTCAGTATAAAATCTTTGAATATCTATCATACCATCTGGAAAATATAAATATTTAGGTATTGTTTTTAATTCCGTAGCAACCCTAACTAATAAAGTTTCAACAGTGTCTAAATTATAAACTTTTATGGTCTTACCATTAACTTTTACCATTTTTATTAATATTAATTCTTTTTAAAATTATTAGGAATATTCTAATAATTATGAATAAAAGATTTAAGGTATTAAGATCTTTCAAAAAATGACTACAGTATTTAAATGTAAAACCGGTGAAGCGTATCATATTAAAGTATTAGCAGAACTATTAACAAATAATCTTAAAACAGGTTGTTTTGAAGTAAATGATTTAGGAATACATCTTAAAATGTTTGATCACCATAGAAAAACTTTGGTTGATTTACAGTTATTAGCCGAGAATTTTTCCTTTTACAAATTCAAATATTCTAATAAAATTTCTATGGGTCTAAATTTAAATCATTTCCATAAAATGCTTAAATCCATTAAAAAGAAAGATTCTTTACAACTGTTTATTGATAATGCGAACCTCAATGAACTTTCTATTAAAACTATACCTAAAGAAAACACAAGGATTACTACTTCTGGTATTAAAATTCAAACAGTACAAAATTTGGAAATAGATATACCCACCGGATATAGCAAACCTGTTATTGTTCCTTCCACGGAATTCCAAAAAATGTGTAAAGATCTTAGTAGTATTGGAAGTACAAATATTACTGTTAAAGCTAAAGATTTTAACATTGAATTTATAGCTGACGCTGATGGTATTTTAAAAAGAAAAGTTGTATTTGGAGAAAATGAGGCTACAGAATCAGATGATGAAGAAGAAAATACTATTAATTATGAAGCTACATTTGCAACAGATCAGCTATCTAGAATTACTAAACTATCAGGATTAAGTAATACTATGCAAATTTTCCCTGCTGATAATGATCTACCTTTATTATTCCGATCTTCAATAGGAAGTTTAGGTAAAATATCTATATTTGTAAAATCAAAAGAATTAGTGGAAAAAGAACAAAGTTGTTATGATAGTGAAGATTCTGATTTTTAACTAAAATCATTACTATATATAAATGGACATTAACAATCCTAAACAATTTTCTATTCAGGTTATATTAGTATCATTTATAATTTTTGCTATACTATTATACCTAGCTAAACCTATATGGATACTCCAAGTCAATAAAAAAACATCTGATGAATCTATTTACTTTCCTCTTCTATTTTTATACTCCTTTTTATTTGCTAATATAGCAGGGATTATAGCATTTATTTTGACTAACAAGAAAAAACCTTTAGTACTAAAAGAAGGTTCATTTTATTATGCTAATTAAGCATAATATAAAGACGTAAAAAATATTAATAAATGGCTTTATTAATATCACATAGAGGTAATACTACAGGTATAAATCGTGAGAAAGAAAACTCACCCGATTATATCCAAGAAGCATTAAATAATGATTATTTTGTAATGGTGGATGTATTTTTAATAGGAGAGAAACATTTAGCTATAGGTTGTGATAGTCCACAATACGCTACAACATTAGATTTTCTTAAAAATAATAATATAATTTGTAAAGCAAAAAGTATTGAGTGTTTTGATTTTTTAATTACAAATCAAATTCATTCGTTTTATAATAATTATGATGATTGTTCACTAACATCTGGCGGACTTATTTGGACCCGTCCTGGTAATAATATAACAGAAAGATGTGTTTTTACAATGCCAGAATGGATAATGAATGATATTACTGAGATTAAAGATATTAAATGTGCGGGTATTTGTTCAGATAAGATTGAACTTATTAAAAAAGCCCGAGAAATAACTAATTAGATACTAACATCCCTGAACCATATCCAAAAGTAAAATACATTATTGTATATGATAACATAGATATTGTGAAAGTTAATAAAAGAGATATCATTAAACTTTTAAAATTTGTTGTATGAACAATTTTGTTATTACCTTTTTTATCGTCATCATTATTATCAATAATTATGTAATTATCTAAATATTGTTTTGATGTTACACTCACTAAAATAATTACAGAAGTTAATATAGAATTTAAAATAAATGCTTTCCAAACATTAGTGGCACGAAAATTTTTAATTATTGGCATTTATTTTAAGGAAAAGAAAAAGTATTTAAACGCTAAAAAAATACCAAGAAATGAGCAGTCCTAACAAAATAGAAATTAATGAATTAGACCCGGATATTATACCACCAATTACTAGTCGTATGAACGATCCTAATTATAATGGTGGTTGTAAATTAGTAGTTGTAGGTAAACCAGGTTGTTTTGCACCAGGAACAGAGGTATTAATGTATGACGGAACTATTAAAAAAGTTGAAGATGTAATAGTAGGAGATAAATTAATGGGAGATGATTCTACACCAAGAACTGTTTCCGAATTATGTCATAATACAGAAATGATGTATAAGATAAAACCTAATAAGGGTCAAACATATGTAGTTAATGAAAACCATATTCTTTCTCTTAAATGTACAGGTTATAACAATATTCCAAAAGGAGAAATTGTTGATATTACAGTTAAAGATTTTCTAAACAAATCAGAAACTTATCAAAATAGATTTAAATGGTTTAGGAATCCTGTTAATTTTCCTGAAAAAGATGTAGATCTTGATCCATACCTTCTTGGTTATTGGCTAGGAGATGGTACATCATCTTGTGCTCAAATTACAACTGCTGATACAGAAATAATTGATATTTTTAACAATAAATTAAAGGATATGGAACTTTTTTTAAATAAATCGAAAAGTAGTCCTTATAGATACCAAATTAAACAAGAAAAATTATCAAAAACTAATAATCATTTTCTTAATGCTTTACGTAATTATAATTTAATCAATAATAAACATATTCCATTTGTATATAAAACCAATTCAAAAGAAAACCGATTATATTTACTTGCTGGTATTATTGATTCGGATGGTTATTATGACAAGAAAAGTAATGGTTTTGATATTGTTCTAAAAAATGAAAAATTACTAGATGATATTATATTTATTGCCAGATCTTTGGGTTTTTCTGCTTATAAAAAAGAATGTGTTAAAAGATGTATGAATTCAAAAAACCATATAGGAAAATATTATAGATGTTTCATAAGTGGAAATATAGATATTGTACCATGTGAAATAATTAGAAAACAACCTACGGAAAGAACACAAATAAAAGATGTATTAGTTTCTGGCTTTACAATAGAAAAATTAGAAGAAGGTGAATATTATGGATTTGTATTAGATGGAAATCATAGATTTTTAGGAGAAGATTTTTCAGTTTTACATAATACAGGTAAATCAACTTTAATTAAGTCACTTTTACATGCTAAAAAACATATTTTTCCTGTTGGAATGGCAATGAGTGGATCAGAAGATAGTAATCACGCATACAAAGAAATTATGCCAAGTACATTTGTTTTTAATGAATATAATGAAGATAAAATTACTCAATTTATTAAAAGGCAAAAAATAGCATCTAACCATTTACCAAATCCGTGGGCAGTTATGATTCTTGATGATTGCACAGATGATCCTAAACTTTTCAATAAACCTTTACAACAAGCTCTTTATAAGAAAGGTAGACACTGGAAAATGTTATATATTCTGTCATTACAGTATGCTATGGACGTTAAACCTGTTATTCGTACTAATGTTGATGGTATATTTATTCTCAGAGAACCTCTTCTAAAAAACAGAGAATCATTATACAAAAATTATGCATCAATTATTCCTGATTTTACTACATTTTGTGAATTAATGGACCAATTGACTGATGATTATTGTGCTTTATATATCCATGGTGCTACACAAACCAATACATGGCAAGAGTGTGTATTTTATTATAAAGCTCCTGTAATTTCTAAAGATTGGAAATTTGGTTGTCCAGAATATTGGGAATTCCATGAGGCCAGATTTAATCCACAATATAAAGATAATGTAACAGGTTTTTAATATTTCTTATTGTATAATAAATGATTAAAAGTATTCCAACTAATAAACTATTATACAATAAAGTTAAAACAGAAGCTAAACTTAGGTTTAAAGTTTGGCCTAGTGCATACGCAAGTGGGTGGTTAGTAAAAGAATATAAAAGACGTGGAGGTAAATATAAGATTAAAAAAACATCTCCTAAACGTAAAAGTAAGTCAAAAAGGAAGTCTCCTAAACGTAAAAGTAAGGTAAAAAGGAAGTCTCCTAAACGTAAAAGTAAGTCAAAAAGGAAGTCTCCTAAACGTAAAAGTAAGGTAAAAAGGAAGTCTCCTAAACGTAAAAGTAAGTCAAAAAGGAAGTCTC